GTTCTGGGATGGCCCGCACAAGGGCCGAGTACAGTTCCTCGAGGGCGACCGGGTTGACTCCCCAGGACGCATTGACGACGACGTCATCCATGGCGTTCAGATCGATGACTTCGGCGCTCCTCTCAACTACTACATCCTGAAGCACCGGGCGACGCAGCAGAAGTGGCGCCGGTACTATGTGCCGGATGTGCAGGACACGACGGCATACGACCGGGTTCCTGCTCGGGACAAGCTTGGGCGGCCGAACGTCCTTCATCTCTACCAGCCCGATCGCTTCACTCAGACGCGGGGGATCTCCGCGTTCCATGCGATCTTCGACTACCTCGGGATGCTCGAGGACGTCCAGTTCGCGAAGTTGGTGCAGCAGCAGGTTGTCTCGTGCATCGGGGCGTTCATCACTTCGGAGCGGGACATTCAGCTCGGGCCGCGGGAGACCTCGACCGAGGACGTGGACGGGACGAGCCGCTATGACGAGGGGCTTCGCCCCGGCAAGATCATGGCGCTGCTCCCAGGTGAGGACATCCGGGCGTTTTCTCCGAACGTTCCGAACCCGGAGTACTTCGCTCACGTCAATCAGCTCCTCCGCTTGATCGGGGCTGCGCTTGGGATCCCGATCGAAGTCCTCGTCTTCGACTGTACGCAGACCAACTACCACGGCTACCGCGGGGCGATCCAGCAGGCTTACCTTGGCTGGCGCCGGCACCAACAGCATATGCTCGAGGCATTCTACTTCCAGCTCTACCGCTACCGCGCGGAGCTCTGGCTGGAGAAGAACTATCCGAAGTTCCGCTCGGTCGAGCGGGGCTCCCGCGAGTGGGACGCGCTCTTCAACGTGCGCTTCGTCCCGCCTTCGTGGCCCTATGTCAAGCCCTCCGAGGACGCGCAGGCCGACGTGCTCCGCATGGGGAACATGCTCGAGAGCCCTCGGCACATTGTGGGCGAGCGGGGGCGGGACTGGGACGACGTCGTGATGGAGACAGTCGAAGACCACGGGGCTGCGATCGAGCAGGCCATCGAGCGGGCGAAGGCGATCTCTGACGGGACCGGAGTACCGGTGGACTGGCGCGAGGTCCTCGGGAAGTCGATTCAGCTCCAGGGCCAGGTTCTCGCGCCGGACGCCGACGCGAACCGCGAGAAGACGCTTGCAGACGCGGAGCGGAGCCTCGGGATTGCTGAGAAGACTAGAGCGGAGGCAGTCGATGAAGCGGATTCTCTACCTGACCGGGAAAGTGAACCTCGCGTCCCCGGAGGGGACGGTGGAACCCCCGCAGGCGAAGAAGGACAAGAAGGACGAGGAGGAGAAGGTCGAGGCTGAAGAGGACGAAGAGGAGGACGAAGAGGACGAAGAGGAGGAGAAGGTCGAGGCGAAGAGCCGCCCTTTCTCCATGCTCGCCTACACCGGGGGCGTTGCTAAGACCGGGCAAGGCGCCTTCGTCTTCGATCTCGCGGGAATGAGCCGCCCGAAGGGCCGCTTCCCTGCGCTCCTTCAGCACGACCCCTCCAAGATCGCCGGCTGGGCGCAGGAGTCGAAGTGCGAGGGCGCACTCCAGCTTGCCGGGCAGGTAACGAACACGACGCGCGCGGGGCGCGAGGTGATCGGGCTTGGCGCGATGCAGTTTCCATGGCAGGCCAGTGTTGGCCTGGAGGTGGACGACGATGACATCGAGGCCGCGGACGACCTCGAGGTGAACGGACGCCGGTTTGACGGTCCGGTCCAGTGTGTCCGGGCGTCGGTGCTGCGGGAGGTTTCGTTCGTCCCCTTCGGCGCCGATGACCAGACCGAAGCTGTGGTAGCGAGGAGAACGACGATGGCAGACGAGAAGCAGGATCCGGGGCCGGACCCGGTTCTCGCGGAGCGGGAGCGGGTGAAGGCGATCCGCGCCGCGTTCGCTGAGGACCCCGGCTACGCGCTCGAGCAGATCGAGAAGGGCTCGTCCCTCCTCGAGGCGCAGGCGGGCTACGCCGAGGTGCTCAAGAAGAAGCTGGTCGAGGCGACGGCGGCGCGTTCGGCCGAGTGCCGGGCGTCCGGGTTCGTTCCCGCCGAGACGACCACGGGAACGAAGCTGGCCGAGGATCCCGTCGCGTTCTGGCGGGGCACCTGGCGCACGTTCTACGAGACGAGCATCCGGGCTGGGAGAGACGACTACGAGGCGCGGCGGGAGGCGACGACGCAGATGCACAACCTCCACCCCGCGGAGACCGAGCGTTTCGTGGCGGCGTGGAACGCCCGCCCGCGGAAGGAGGCGTAAGCGATGGCTAGCTACATTCAGGGTGAGAACAAGACGTTCAAGGCAAACGAAGACGTCACCATGTATCGCCTTGCGGCCCTCGAGCCCTCGAGCACGGACACCCCGTTCGGGGTGAACTACTGCCAGCCGCACCAGAAGCCGATCGGGGTGTTCTTCAAGGACACGTCCAGCGGCTACGACGTGTCCGTTCGGATGTTCCAGCAGTACTCGTCCTATGCTGTCTACGCCGGCGCGGCCATCTCGAAGGGCGCGAAGGTGTACCCGGGCCTCGACGGGAAGGTCTACCCTTACGGCGTGCAGGGAGCGATCGGGATCGCGCAGGCTGCGGCTTCGGCCGCCGGCTCGATCATCGAGATCCTCTACAACCCGATCGACGCGGACGAGGATGAGGACCTGCAGGTCGCGCGCTACGACTTCACCCACTACATCGACTCGGACCAGTGGACCGCGATCAACAACGACGGTGGGTCGGTCGCGATCGGCGACGGCTACCCCGGCGCGATGGCGATCACGGCGACGACCACGGACAACGACCAGACGTGGGTGAAGGGGACGGCCGAGCACTACAAGTTCGTCAACAACAAGCCGCTCTACATGAAGGCGGTGGTGAAGCTGACAGAATCGAACACCGACGACGCCAACGTTTTCGTGGGCATGGCGAACGCGGTCGCCGACGACCACCTGCAGGACAACGGCGCCGGGCCGCCCGCGAGTTCCTCGCACATCTGCTTCTTCAAGGTGGACGGCGGCACGGTCTGGCAGGCCGAGATCTCCGACGCGGCCGAGCAGGACACCGACACGAGCGCGGGTTCGTTCACGAGCGGGTCCTGGCACAAGCTCGAGTTCTGGTTCTGGCCGACGGGCTCCGCGACCGCGGAGGCGAACTTCTACGTGGACGACACGCTCGGCGCCGAGCTCGTGGTGGACGGCGGCACGAACGGTCTGACCGACTACGCGAGCGCGACGGACATGCAGCTCGCCCTAGGTGTCAAGTGTGGCGGGGGCAACCCCGAGGTCCTCTACGCGCGGCTCGTCGAAGCCGTCCAGTACGTCGGGTGAGGGAGGTAAACTGACATGGCTTCTCCGAGCGGGACGTTCCAGAGACCGGACCTGGGGATGTACTTCCAGGCACTCGACCTCGCTGCGATGCGGGGCGGATTCATCGGTCTGCAGATCGCCAAGCCGTTCCCCGTGGCCCTGCAGAGCGCCAACTTCTCGAAGTTCAGAGCGAAGGACCTGCTCCAGAGGCGCGAGACGAACCGCGCCCCGGGCGGCGGGTACGCGCGGCAGGACTTCCAGTTCATCCAGGACAGCTACGTTTCCAAGGAGTACGGGGCTGAGGAGGTCATCGACCGGCGCGAGCGGGCGATGTATGCCTACACCGGGATCATGCAGGACCTCGTCGCCGCGGAGCGCGCGCGGGACGTGGTGCTCCGGGAGCAGGAGATCCGCCTCGCGGACCTTCTGTTCTCGACGTCGGAGACGGACGTCGAGTCTGCGACGATGGGCACGTCGGCGGTCACCCACGCCTGGAGCGACGCGAGCAACTCGAAGCCGATCAATGACATCAATACGGCAGTCAACGCGTTCATCGATCAGTGCGGGCTCATGCCGAACGCGATCGTCATGAACGACGTCACGCTCCGCAACTTCAAGCTGTCGGCTGGTGTCACCGACATCCTGAAGTTCAGCGGCATCGACGACCCGAAGATGATCGGGCCGGCAACGCTCGTGGACTACTTCAAGGAGTCTGGGATCCGCCAGGTACTCGTCGGGAGCGCCCGGTACAACTCCGCGAACCAGGGCCAGGCGGTCACCTTCTCGAAGGTCTGGAGCACCGACAAGGTCGGGCTCTTCCGGCTTCCCGAGACGATGGACCTCCGGGAACCGGCGGTCGCGCGTACCTTCCTCTGGACCGCGGACGGCGCGGGCGAGGGCGGGACGATCGAGCAGTACCCGTGGGAACCGAACCGGAGCGACGTGATCCGCTGCCGGATCGACTGCCACGAGAAGCTGCTCTACGCGGGGCTCGGCTACATCCTGACGAACATCAACGGCGGGACGGCGTAGCCGTGACGAGCCAGCATGAGTACTGGGCTTTGCAAGCGTCGAAGCCCCTCTTCGAGGTCCACGGGGACACGGCGGTCCACAAGGCCGCCGTGTCCGGGACCGAGACGAGCGTCACCGTGCTGGTCGGGGAGTTCAACGAAGGCGAAGAGGTCGAGAACGGACAGGTAGTCCTCCGAGTAGCCGACGTCACGGTCACGAACGGGGACTACCTGACCTACAACAGCCGGACATGGCGCGTCGTTTCGGTGGTGACAGAAGAGGACGGGCTCTACGCTTGTGAACTCGTCCGGGCGCGTGAGGTGACCTAGTGGCGAAGCCATCGACTGTCGCCGACGTGTGGGGCCGCTTCAAGTATGTCGTGACGCTCCTCAACGAGCTGGACAAGTCGATGAGGACGAACACGGGCGCGTACTCCACGCTCTACGACTTGATCCCGCCGCAGATTGACGGGGACTACCTTCCCGGGGTGCTTGGGCCGCTCTCGGTGCAGCGGGCGGCGCTGTCCTCGCTCTTGAGCCCGCAGAAGCTCAAGGACATCGGGACGGCGTTCGCGCTCGAGTTCGGACGGGTGCTCGGGTGCCCGGAGACGAATCCTGCTGAGATCATGCGGCGCGTGCGGATCTACATGGCAGAGCTGAGCCCCGCAGCGCAGACGCTTAACCGGCGGGAGATGACGTTCGGTTCGCTCACGGCTGGAGGGTCAAACACGGGGACCGGGACGATCCACCGGGTCTCGACGGACGAGTACGGTTATCCGATCGAGAACGTGATGCCCGACCTGCTCACATTCAAGATCGTGCAGGACCAGAACTCCGTCAACAAGCACGAGGAGGTCTTCGAGGTCCGGGGCGGCGACCCCGACCGGGACTACCTCGTGACGGAGACGGGCTCGGGGATCGTCGATACGTTGACGTGCAAGAGCGCGCGGGACACCGAGTCTTACCTCACGAACCCCTCGTTCACCTCGTACTCGGGGTCGGGCGCGACGCTCGACTTCACGGGCTGGACGCTCTCCTCCGCGACGGTGTTCGAGGCGAGCACGACCACCTACAAGGGCTACGTGGGCGAGAGCACGGGCTACTCGATCAAGTTCATCGGGAACGGGAACTTCTACCAGGAGCCCACCGAGGACCGGCAGACGAAGTTCGACTCGTCTGTTCCCTGGTTCTTCGGGTTCCCGCTCTACCGGGGTTCTTCCTGCGATGGGACGCTCACGGTTCAGCTTGGGGGCATCACGAGGGACATCACGATCTCTTCGTTGAGCGACAGCGCATGGACCTATTGCACGCTGCCGGCCTCGCTCGGGCAGAGCAACTGGTATCGGGCATGGAAAGCGGACAGCCCGGACATCAAGTTCACGCTCGCCTCGTGGACGACCGGCTATCTGCTCGTGGACGATCTCTGCCTCGTCCCCATGAAGCGGATCGGGGGGCACTACTACACTGCCGTCGGCGGCGCGACTTCGTTCCTTTGTGACGACTACTTCACGATCACCAACGCGCTCGAGAGTACTCGAGCGAAGATCGCCTACTGGGCATGGCGCCTGGGCTGGCCTAACTTCCCGACCGCGACCGGTGCGGGTGAGGTCATCACGGATCCTGCGGATCCGACCTAACGAGGAGGACTTCGATGCGCTACGTTTCTTTCGTTCTTCTGCTGCTGGCCGTCTGCCTGCTCGGGGTCTCCACGTTCCGGCCGGCGGACGCGGGCGTGACCGCTGCGTGGCCCGCTGCGGACCCGCAGCTCCGCGACTCTGGCGTGACTGTGGCGATCGACATCTCGACGGCGACGACGACCGCGCTTGTCGCCGCGACGAGCGGCAAGCAGATCCTCATCACGGGGCTCTTCATCCAGTCCGAAGGGACGCAGGACGTGACGATCTACAGCGGTTCGACCGCGAAGACCGGCGCGATCGAGTTCGCGGACGGCGACACGCTGTTCCTCGATCTCCAGTCGGCCCCGATCATGTTGTCGTCCGGCGAGGCACTGAACCTCGTCACGACTGGCGCGGTTCAGATCAACGGCTGGGCGACCTACGTGCTTCGGTAAGGGAGGGCTCCGATGCGAACGCGAATCCTGACGCTGGTCCTCGCAGTGCTGCTCGCCCTCGCGGGCGCAGCCGGAGCCGGCGGCTTCACGAAGCGGCGCACGCTTGCGAGCGGCGCCACGGTATCGATTCAGTCTACGACGACGGCGGAACTCATCGGCGGGACGACGCTGTCGCTCTCCTCGGCGGCTGGGGAGCTCGATATCACTGCCGCGGGCGGTGTTCTCGACATCAACGGTGGCGCGAACATCGACGTTGACGCCACTGGGACGCTGGCCCTCGACGCGACGACGACCGCCGGCATGACGGCCGGCACGAACCTGACCCTGACCTCGACCGCCGGGACGGCGCAGCTCACGGCGTCGGCTGGTGAGGTAGACCTGACCGCTGTAGGGGCGTCGGCCGGGGACGTGGACGTCAACGCCGGTGACGACGTGACGATCGACGCGACGGGCCTCGTCTCGATCGACGCGGCCGAAGCGTCGAATTTCACGACGGGCGGCGGCGACCTGACGCTGCAAGCCGGGACCGCTGGCGACATCAAGGCCATCGGCGCCGTGGATGTGGATGTGACGGCGACGACCGGCGACGTGAACGTTGGGGCCGGTGACGAAATCGACCTCACGGCAACCGGCCTGGTGGACGTGAACAGCGCGACCCTGGACGTGGACACGAGCGGCGCCGCGGCGATCACGGGCGGGACGACGCTTTCCATGAACTCGGCGGCTGGGGAACTCGACATCACTGCCACGGGCGGGGTGCTCGACATCAACGGCGCGGCCAACATCGACGTGGACGCGACGGGCAGCCTCGCGCTCGACGCGACCACGACCGCGGCGATGACCGGTGGTACCGGGGCGTCGGTGGTGGCGACGACCGGGGACCTCACGTTGACGTCCTCGGCTGGCACCGTGGACGTCAACGGAACGACCGTGGACGTTGACACGACGAACGCGATCACGGTGGACTCGAGCGCGGCGGGCATCTCGCTGGACGCGGCCGGGAACTCCAACTTCTCGACCTCGACCGGCAGCATGACCGTCGCGGCCTCCGCTGGTGCTTCGACGATCTCCGGCTCGACCGATGTGAACGTGACCGGGACCGCCGGGGACGTCAACGTGACTGCGGGTGACGAGATCGATCTCACGGCTGCCGGGGCCGTGGATGTGAACGCGACTGGGGCCGGGACGGTGGACGCTGCGACCAGCG